AGCATCCATACGTGTAATCGGAACGTTCAATGACTTATAAAGTTTGCGACGGAAATAATCAACATCGTCCATTTCACCAAGGCTTTGACCACCTGGAAGTGTTGTAATTTCAGTGCCACGACCACCTTCACGTCTTGGAAGCCAGAAGTCTTCAAGCATTGTCATGAACTTACGGTCATCACGAACTTCACCAGTCGATGCATCATAGATAAGTTTATTCTTATGTTTGACCATCATATCACGCATATACTGTTCAGCCTTCATCTTAGGAAGGTTACCAACATCAATATAGAATACACGGCGTTCTGGAGCACGAGCAAGACGATAGATAACAACAGCATCTTCAAGCATACGTAACTGATTGAGCGGTTTAATTGCTTTATGGAGATACGAGTAAATCATACTGTTTCGTTCATCAAGCAAACCTGAGTGACAATATGAAATAGAATCCTTTGCTATCTTAACACCTTGTGCTTGGTTAGATGAATTAACACCACCAGCATTATAAAGATAATATTCATTCATGCCTTTGAAAACTGTAGCACCAGTTCTAGCATCTTTTTCTTTGAGTGATTCTTTAATCTTACGAATTTTACGAGGGTCAATGTAACGAAGGTCTTTAATACCTTGACGTGGATTCTTTTCGTCAATAACAATGTGATGATAAAGACGACCATCAACATACCATTTACGAAATAAATCATAAGCATTGTTATTAAAGTCAAGCAATTTTACAATTGCTTCAAACTCTTCGTGTATTTTCTTTTTAATATTTTCAGGATAGTCAAGTTTATCAAGAACAATTTCAACTGGTCCAGAATCTTCTGTGACTACAATCGCTTCATTGACAACATCTTGAACTGCTGAATCACATTCAGGTTGAAGAGCCATCTGACGATACTTGGTCACAAGTTCGCCTTCGTTCTTTGCTTTGCCCTCAAGATCAACATACGTCCCATAAGCACCACCAGGCGCAATCTCAATAGCACCATCTTCTTGAGTTGGTGATACGATTGATGGAAGGTTTTCTTGTTGATCTTCTTGTTTTTTGCGGGCAATGGTGAAGCCAAAAAGTTCAGCCATAATTAGTTATCCCCATACTGTAAAGTTATTTCTATTATTTATAATAATTTGAAAAACAAAAAAGGGAGCCGAAGCTCCCTTTTCCATAGAACTATTATATTTATGAATTAAGTATTGATAGCAATACCAAACTCAGAAGCATTGTCAACTGTGAAGTAATCATATTCAAATGTTGCCTGAAATTCTTCCAGACCTTCATTACCCCAATCAAGATCAATTGCTGAAATGTTTGATACAAACATACCAACAAACTTATATTCACGAAGAATATTACCTTGTTTGCCGTAATGAATGACAGAAGCCTGTGACTTATATGCTTCAGGACCAGCACCAGCTTGGCGAACGTTACCAACCGTAGTGTTGATGTTTTGATGCCATTCTTCAAGAGTGCTGCGTACCGCAAAGTCTTCATCGTTGAGAATTGTTACTGTCCAAGGTTCGAATACACGGTTGCCAGCAAACTTTACTGGACGACCGAAGTATGATACAGGGATTACACCAACGGATGAAGCTGGAATCTGTGCTGTACGACACATGAACCGAACTTTATCATCAGCCGATGAGTTGAATGGGTTGGTGATATTGACTTCAAACAGTGATGGACGAGCGCCACCAAACTGCATCTGTCCTTGAAATTCTGTTACACTAAAAGCCATGTTATTCTCCTAAATCCTTTTATCTATTTATATTAGAATTGCCCAACAACTTCTTCAAAATCAACCCCAGTGCGAACTGCAACGAAGTTAAGTTGAATAAAGTTGATTGAACGAGCTGGCTTAATGTAAATATCACCAATGAACTCATTTCGGTCAATGACTTCGCCAGTATTGTTCGTTTCATCACAAACTACACGGAAATCAAAGATACCACGACGACCTTGAACATCACGAAGGAATGGTTCAACGAGGTTGCGGAACTGTGAGCGAGTAAATGCATCATTGAACTCAAACAATGTAAACTTGGAAGCAGTAGAGATTGCTTTCTCAAGAACAATGAATAAGCGACGAACGTTGATACGATCAAATGCACTTGGTTTAGCAAGCAGTGTCTTATCACCGAAGAGTACTGTTCCCTGACCTGGGAATGTAACTACTGGGTTAACACCAGCTTTGTATAGTACATCACGTTCTGCTTTCTTAGGGTTGAAAGAAAGTTTAACAACATTCTTTACATTACCACGATTGAATCCAGCAGGTGAGAACCATGGGTCACGAGTTGTATCTGTACGAACCATAAGACCAGCAGTATCGCCGTTCATTGGAACATAACGGTAAACATCGTTGTACTTGTCGTACTGATACTTCCAAGCACCATCCATTACAGCATAGGAGCTTGATGGAAGTGTGTTACGGAAAGCAATGATATCTTCTGCTTCTTTACCAGCATATGTGCTGTTATTAACAACATCAGCAGCTTCTGGTGAAAGACAAACGATACAGTCTTTACGAGTCTCGCAGATATTATTAATGATGTATGTAGCAATTGTTCCATCTGCATCAGCACCAAGAATAAGTGATACATCAACATCTTCAGCAGATTTGAAATAGTCGTAACCAGCAATCAACTGAGCGTTTGATGGTGCAGAACCATTTGAACCACCAGACATTGAAACTGTTGTTGGTAAATCATCGCTATTTGTAAACGTTGATGTTGCAAGACCACCAGCAGAAGTCATGTTGTCTACATGAGAAGCCCACCAAAGCCAGTTTGAACGCTGGTTGATAACTTCTTTATAGTAGATTCCTGTGCCATCTTCTGCTTTTGCGTCACGAGCACGAGATAGATTAGCGAAACGTTGAATGACCTGACCACGAACACCACTAATCTCGCCATCTTCATCAACGATAGCAATATGAAGTTCATCGCCAGAACCACCAGCACGAGTAGCGTATGTAGAAGTGCCTGGAGCAGCATCAAAGAGATTATAGTATTCCCAACGGCGCTGAACAGCAACAGATTGAACTTTAGTAGAACCTGTTGTGCCAAGGTCTTCAGCAGTTGGAGCACTAGCAAGAGTGATCACAGAACTGTTAGCAGCAGTGACTCTGATGCCATCACCAAGATTGATTCCTGATGATTGTAGGAATAGAATGTCACCAACTGAAACTGTCGTTGAAAGATCAATATTTGGACCACTTGTAAGGTCGAGTGATGTGTTTGCACCCTTTGTGAGTACACTTGTTGAAGAAGGTGTAAACACAAGGTTGGCAGATGAGAGTGTTGACTCCCATGCTACTGAACTGTGACAAACTGAAACTTTGAGTGAGTTAGCAATATCGCCTGGATATTTTGCTACCCAGTCGCCAGCGCCAGCAACACCTGATGAATAGTTATTTTCATAATCGTCATCGTTCTTAACTAGAATTGAAGTGTTACCAGATGCAGTTGCATTGTTGGCACCGTTAAGTACACGAGAGATATACAGTGAATTGCCATACGCTAAGAAGTTTGCAGCAGTAAACCATTCCTGATAGTTATCAGAATCTGGCTTCTGGAATTGGGCTGCTAATGTATCTTCCGAATCGATTAGTACTCTCTTGTCTGCTGGACCCCAATGAAAACGCCCTGCGATAGCGCCATCAGTTGTTGAAACGGCAGGAATGACAGTAGTAAGGTCGATTTCGCTTACATTAACGCCTGGTGATACTTGAAAAGGCATTGTTCATTCTCCTTATAGAATTGATTTCTATTCAATTTTCATTATTATTTATAAAATGAAAGATTTAGTAGAGGCATCACCATTTATTTGATGTGTCCATATCATTCCAAAAATTAGTGCTGTTTTGATTATTTATTGTTTCTTCAAAATCACTTCCATCATCAATAAATCCAAATGGGAGAACATCATCGCTAATCAATCGTTCACGATCTTCCATCAGTTTCTTTCTAAAATCAGTATCAGTCAAATCTTTAAAGAACGGTTGGTTTGTTGCCCATGCAAACAATACAACACACATTATTAAATCATCATGCGAACCAATATCAGCCTCGTATGATGATCCTTTCTGAATGAATGTAGATAATTCATTAATCAGATTAAAATCGTG